TGAGCGTGGTTCCTAGTCCAAGATATTTGGTACCACCAAGACTAACCCATTGATGTAAAGCTCTAGCTATACCTAAAAAAACATTGGCACTAGCTTTTAACCAACCACCAATCTTTTCAGGTCTGTTTTTTCTAAAACGAATGAAATTAGCATCAACATAACCACCTTCTTCTGAATAGTCAGTTTCTTCTTTGTTGATTCCTGCTTTGAAATTAAATTTTGCTAAAGGCATAAGTAAACTCTTTTATTGTCATAAAAGTTTACCACAAACTTTAAAATTTACGCCAAGCGAATAATCGCACCAGTAGCAGTCGCACTTGGGAAAACCACAGTAAAATCGCCTGCTGTACTGGTTTTGTCTCCACCAAAGTCGATTGCACATAATGCTTTGTTACCATTGGTAGTGTTATACAGTAAACAACCTCTAGCTGTAACTGTAGCTGTACCAAAAGTTAAATCTGCAAAATCACACACAGCAGTAGTTCCTGAAAGGGCAGGAGTAACATTGGTTAATGCTGATCCACCTGAACTGTAATTAGTTCCTGTAGCTTGTCCTGTAGTTACAAATACAGTAGTACCTGCTCCCAAAGTTGCTGATGATGTGTAGAGTGCTAACTTAATAGAGTCTGCTCCATTGGTTAAATTGTGTCCTTCAACAAGTATTTGTTGTTTAAAACTAGAACATATTGCTGATGTTATTGCCATTTATAGCTCCTTTATAATCTTAGCCATGTCTTCATGACCTTGTTTTGTTAACAAACCAACCATAGTAACCTTTTTAGATTCTATCGCATTGTTCATATTAGATAAGATTATACTATAAATATGATTTTTGAAAGCCTCAGCTTGCATCCTTACATGTTCAGGTGCATTTTCTGATATTCCTAAAATTTTTTCAGTGGTTTGTTTTGCCCAAAACTCAGGATCGTGACCTTTGTTTTCTGTGGTAAAAACCTCTACTTGACCTAATTGTATAAAACTATCAGACATTATCCTTTGTAGGGCTCAGGTGGTAATTCATGTTCTTGCAAAGTTAAACCATCTTTTGCAAGTTCGCTATCTACTTCATCGTAAGGTTTAATAATCCACTTATTACCATGAATAACAGTAACAAAAGGTTTTTCTAAACGATGATAGCCATAAAGTTTTTCTACAGGTGGCACATCAGCATCTAAGACTGTTGATCTAGGGCTAACACCTACTGTGATGCCATGATCCATCATTTTAGATAGCCAAAATTCAACACAAGCTCTGCCTGCTTCTGCAAAATGTAAATCGTTTCTATAAGAAAAATCTATGCCAAACAAATCAATAGACTCTACTTCACTCCACATAGCAAAACCTAAAGCATAGGCTACTGTGTTATTAAAGTAAGCACACTGAGTAGCGTTAGCAACTTCTTCTATAGGAAACAGAGTGGCTTTTGGCACTCTTTTGTCTAGTTCACAGGTATAAACAGGTATTTTAATCTCAGGCAACATCTTACGCATTACCAAAGTTTGTTTGCCTGCATCATCACTATCTAAGAATCGACTAGCAGGGTCCATCATAAATAAACGATCTAGGTTAAAAACGCTACAAGCTGAGTTAATACCCCAAACTTCATCCCATTCTTTACCATTTTCTTTGCCAATCACATAATCTATTTGTGATATGCCAAGACCTAACAAGGCAATTCTCTTGCCCTTAAGCGATTTAATTGGTTTCATTACGATACTACTGAGCGTAGGCTATCGTATCTGTACTCGTCTCTAGTATCTCTACCTTCTGATAAATTTTTCATTCTCATTATTGCCTCTTTAAATCTTGCTTCAAACTGAGCAATGACATCAGGAGTCTCTTTGAGAAAAATTGCACCTTCAACTAAACTTCCATAGAGTAAAGCATCAGGATAATCTGTACTAAGAACTGTCGTTCCACTGTCACTACCACTTGTTAAAGAAGATGGTTTATATAAGTAATGTAATTCTACTGTATAAATTGCATCAGGTACAGGTGCAAGAGAAAAAGAGTCTTGGCTAAAGATTGAGTAATATTTAGGTTGACCTGTAACAGTTGTGGTAGGGCTGTATTGTTTTAAAAAAGAAGCATGTTTTAAATCAAGGAAGGTGTAAGTATCGCTCGAAACAATAGCTAAACTCATAGGAGCCAAAAAATCAGTAGGACAAGCTAAAAATCTAGTGTTTGCTGTAGTTTGACCTTGCACATTTCTTCTTTGCTCAGGCAATTCAACAAATTTTAATATTCTATCTTCTGCTTCTTGAATAAAAGTAGGTAGGTTATTGGTAAAAGTAGTCTCAGCAGACTCTAAATAATCACCTATCGCTGTCTTTAATGTTGCGTATGTAAAACTCATGATGTTGTAATAGTAACAGAACCAACACTACAAGTTACTTTGTAAGTAGTTAATTGTGTGCCTAATTTACCCAAACCAACATTGGTATAAACTGTAAAAAAATTGTTGTCATCTGATGTATCAGGTCTTGGGTCTTGTAATGCTTGAGGATCAGTAGCCACATTTCTTGGTTCTATCTGTGGGTGTTTAGGATCAAACATGTCAGGTCCTACCAATAAACCATTCCATGTTTTTTTCATGTCTATTAATTTATAACGAAAACCACTGACATCACAAATGCCATAGGCATTTTTATTACTGGCAAACGCACTCATTAGGCTGAATTATAACTCCTAAGATCAGGGCTAACACGAAACGAAGCTCTTTCTTCGTCTTGTGACATGGCTCTTAGGAACTCTTCTTCATACAATTGTTTTAGCATGGGAGTTCTTTCAGGTGCTTTTTTAAGAGATATGTAATAGGCAAGACCTGCCGCTAAACATGGATAGAACCTATAAGGCATATCCATGGTATTAGCACCTACATCAGCATCATCCATGCGTGTAAGCACATTCATGTACACAGTGTATGTTGCAGACTTATCAGGTGAAGGGTATACGCTAATAGTAGGACTAAGCTGTTTATCAATAAAAAATTGATTAGGCTTACCTGTTTGTGACTTGTTTGGTATTGCTGAGTATTGTGAGCGACTAATTCTAGCCATAGCTACATCTGTTACTTCAGAACCAATGGTTTGTCTTACAAAAGCATCTAAAACATCAATAGGTGCTGTGCTATTAGTAGTGTCTATGTTGTAAGAGGTAGTATCTGTAACCATAGCCACAGTCTTTTGAGTGATAGTCCACTGGTTTAAACCTCTGTTAGCCCATTCTGCTAACAGAAGATTAAGACTTCTTTGTGCTGTTTTAAGGTCGTAACCTGTGCGAAGCTCTAAACCACATCGTTCAAAGGCTTCTTCTACAAATTCACCTACATCAGGTTCGAAATTTTTACTGCTTGATGTTGCCATCTATCCATAGTTTTTAATTAATTCAAGAATAATGACATAAGTATCGCCATTTGAATGACCTACTGTAGTGAAATCAAGATCGCCTGTTACACCACTGCCTGCATTGTTTGGAATACCTGAAAAATCATCGTAATACTCGTCACCAGTTGAGTCAGCAGGTAAGGTTACAGCTAGAACATTAGTAGAGGCATCAAAATCAATTTTGACACCCATACCTGTTGTTGCCCACCATACCTTTGCAATTGCAACTGAAGTACAGGCAACGCCTGAAGCATTTGAATTTAAAGCTGATACATCAACTTTTTTTACTGCAGACTCACCACTGCCATCACTGGCATTGGTGAACTTCATAACAGCCTTGCGTTGCCCATCCTGAATGGTTTGTGATGTTACTACATCAGCCATAATTTACTCCTATTAAGATACTGTAGCGATTGGAGTTGATAAAGCAGTTGTCATCCACTTAGAGTTGGTTCCATCATCTGAAACACAAGTCATAGAAATTCTAGCGTTTGCAACTGTTGAGTTTGGTAGAGTTAAAGTATCTCCTGCTACATCGCTTACTGCGTTAGCCGCTGTTCCTGCAACCAATGAAAGCATTGCTTGGAAATCTGATACAGCAGAACCCGGTAATACAAAAGTAGTGGTTACACTGCCACCAACTGCTACTGTAAGTTGAAAGTCATAATGAACTCCTACATTTCCAGTAGATACACTAGGTAAAGTAATTACATTAGCCGCGGCTCCATTAATTAAAAACAAAGTTCCTGATTGAGCCGCTGTTAAGGTAGCAGATGCCGCTCCTGCCGCATTAAAAGTCGTATCAATTTTTCGTCTACCTATAATAGTGCTCGTAGTAGAAATAGCACCATCGGATGCAATTGAACCTACATCAGTGATGTTACCACTTGAGTCAATATCAAAGTTTGTTGTGACTGCACCTGTTGATGATGCTACTGTGATTTGTTCGAAACCACCTTCAGACCTGACTGGTCCTGAAAAAGTTGTGTTAGCCATAATTTCCTCCTAGGAAATAAGTTCTATTGTCTTGGCTTGTCTGCTAGGTCAGTCGATAGAACAAGTTAATAATATCCTAGATACTAAAAATCATACTCCTTGGAGCATGATTTAGCAAATAGAATGTTTTAATCTTAGTTCATTAGGCTACCTTTATAGATTTATTTAATAATTTTGGTTTAGTTGGTCTTTTAAAGAAGTAAAATATACCATCGAAGTCTTTTGGCTTTTCTATCTTTGCATCAAACTGTACAAAGTCTCCCATCGTAATCCAACCATCTTGAAGACTAGGAATTGAGCCATACACCTTTTGACCAGTATCAAGAAGAAAAATACCTTTTTGAACATAACCCCATTGTGTTTGATATCCCTTTTCGTGTACAAGTTTTCCAGTAACAGTGATTCTGTTTTCTGTATCAAGATCAGGAGTATTAGCTACTTTTTGTAAGTCATCAAATCTTCTGCATGAGTTAGCCATGTAGTAGCACCACATGATCGTGTGATAATTAAGATCAATCTTTGCACTAATTTCTTTTGCTTTTGCAATTCTTTTTTCTTTGTCAGCCTTAAGAAGTGCAAGCTCCTCTTTGCTCTTTCTTTCAATGTCTAATGTATTGGCATCAAAAACCCATGATGTGTCTACTAAAGGCATGTTGGTTTTATTGGCATAAGCTCTAGCTTTTTTTTGAGCCTTAGCAGGGTCAATGCTTAAGTTTTGTATATGGTAGCTTGACTCGTGCATGTTACCCCAACCATCCATATATTTATAGAAAGCTCTAAGAGTAAACATCTTGGTGCCTTCACCCATTGCTATCCTTAATTGTTCTCTACTCTTTGACATTACGCTACCTCTCTAAGTTTAAGTTCATTTTGTACTAAGTCTTTAACTTTTTGTGTCATGGTTGTGCCATTAACTTCGTACTCGTTCATTGCTAAAAGACACTCTGTATCTGCTTCTTTGATATGAGTTTCTATTGGAATAGCATCGTAACGATCTAATTCTCTCTCTACTGCTTTCCATGTAACTTTTTTTAACTTGTTAATGTATTTAGTTCTTTGCTCCCACTGTCTTATTTCACTATTGTCTTCACACATAGCCCTACGCTCCATTTCATTTTCAGTGGCAAGTTCCATGAACTCATGAAGATCAGCAATCTCCTTATCAGCAAGTTTAAGAATTTTTGCTTTTAAAACACGATAGGTTTCGTAGCTCATGTAAGCATAGTTAGATAGTTGGTTTTTTAAGTCTTTCATATT